CACCCAACAGGAGGTCAGCCGCGATGGCAGGCCCTCTCCCTCAGCCGACGCGACGTCGGCGAAACCCCCCGACGATCCCCACGACCGTGCTCCCCGCCGATGGCCGGCAGGGTCCGATTCCGCGGCCGCCGTCGTTCGTCCAGCTCGGCAAGGTTGGGCGGGCATGGTGGCGGTGGGCTTGGCAGACACCGCAGGCTGCTGCTTGGCCTGATGGCTCCGAGGTAACTGTGGCCCGCCGGGCGCAGCTCGAGGAGCGGTTCGACGAGACCGGGGATGTGAAGTTGCTGCCGGAGATGCGGCAGCTGGACGACCGGCTCGGTCTGTCGCCGAAGGCGATGGCGCAGCTCAGGTGGAAGATCGCTGATGTGCCCGGTGAGGGTGAGCGGTCGGAGCCTGAGGACAACAACGTGATCATCCCCGACCGGTGGCGTCGTAGCGCCGCGGGCTGATTATGTTCCGGCCGGCATGGCCGGGTCAGGTCTGCTCACTCGGTTACGCGGTCGGGTTGTTTGTTGAGCGTGATCTCGGGATTCAGCTCACTCCTGAGCAGCAGGACCGGCTGATCGCCTACTATCAGCTCGACCCGGTGTCCGGCCGCCGGGTTGTTCGTCGGGCTGCGATCAGGGGCCCGAAGGGTGTCGGGAAGTCCCCGGAGGGCGCGTACGTTGGGTACGCCGAGTTGGTCGGCCCGGTCGTGTTCGCCGGGTGGGATGAGTCCGGGCAGCCGATCGGTCGCCCCCACCACGACCCGTGGATTCAGGTCGCGGCGGTGTCCGAAGACCAGACTGACAACGTCCTGGTTTGGCTGTTTGACACGCTCAATGACCGGCCGGAGGTTTGCGCTGAGCGGGGCATAGACCTCGGCCGTACCAGGATCTATCTCGTCGGTCGGCCCGGGCGGCTTGAACCGGTAACTGCGTCGGCAGGGTCGCGAGAGGGGCAGCGGGTCACGTTCGCTGTTCTTGACCAGACCGAGTCCTGGTTTAAGAGCAATGGCGGGGTGAGGCTCGCTGACACGATCCGCCGGAACGTCGCTAAGGTCGGCGGCTGGTCCCTCGAGCTGCAGAACGCCCCGAGGTTGGGTGAGGGGAGCGTCGCCGAACTCACTGCGAAGGCGGCCGAGAAACGCATCCCGGGTGTGCTGTTCGACAGCCGGGAGCCCCCGAACCCTGACAGCATCGACCTGTCTGACCCGGCGACCGTCCGCCCAGCCCTTGAGCATGTCTACGGGGCGGCGTCGAAGGACCGCGGCGGTTGGGTTGACCTCGATCGGATCATCGACGAGATCCAGGACCCCGACACCGATCCCGCCGACGCGTTCGGTTACTATCTGAACGTCTCCCGTCCCTCATCGGATTGGGCGTTTGATCGGGCCCGGTGGGATCAGCTCGCCGATGGCAAACTCCCTGCCGCCGGTGAGCTGATCGTCGCCGGGTTCGACGGCGCCCGGTTCGACGACAGCGTCGGCATCGTCTGCGCTGATGTCGCCAGCGGCACTGTGTGGACTCACGCCGTCTGGGAGCGCCCGGATCGGGCCCCGGACGACTGGGAGGTCCCCGAGGGTGAGGTCACCGCCGCTGTCGACGACATGTTTGGCCGGTGGGATGTGTGGCGGTTTTATTGCGACCCGTTCTTGTGGGAATCCACTATCGCGGCTTGGGAAGCGAAGCATCGTAGCCGTGATGGGAAACCCCGTGTCGCTGCTTTTTGGTCGAATCAGTGGCGGCAGATCGGGTTGGCGTGTCGGGCGTTTGCCTCGGCTATCCGGGCCGGGGAAGTTCACCATCTCGGCGATGACGAGCCGTTGACCCGTCACATCCGTAACGCTGTGCGTCGGCCGGTGAACGCTCGGGACGACGAGGGCCGGCCGTTGTGGTCGATCACCAAGCCAGCGCCCGGCCGGAAGATCGATCTGGCGATGGCAGCGGTGCTCGCCTGGCGGGCACGTAATGACGCTATCGCCGCCGGCGCTAAGCGGACTCAGGTGTTCGTGCCTCGTCGGATTCGCTGATCGAAGGGAGGCGGGTTCTGTGCCAATTGATGTGACAGAGCCCGGCTCGCCCGGGTGGTGGTTTGATCGGCTTCTGCGGCGTCTCGCCGACCGGCGAGCCCACTACGACCGACTCGACGCGTATTACGACGGTCGAGTCGGTCCGCCGGTTCCTGCGGCTAAGAGCATTTCTCAGGCGTATCAGCGGTTGATGCGGGTCTCTCGCACCAATTTCGCTGAGCTAGTCGTCGAGGCTGTCCAGGAACGCATGGAAGTGATCGGTTTTCGTACCGGTGCCGCGGGTGACGATCTCGGTGACCAGGAGGCGATGCGGATTTGGCAGGCGAACAGTCTTCCGGCTGATTCGTCGTTGGTGCATACGGCGTCGCTGTCGATGGGGATGTCGTATGTGATCGTCGGGCCGGTCGATGAGGAGATCGGGGCGCCGGTCATCACTCCGGAGGATCCGCGTGAGGTGATCGTCGAAACCGACCCGGTTCGGCGGCGGAAGCCGATCGCCGCGCTGAAGGTGTTCCGCGACGACACCGCCGGGGTCGACCGGGCCTATGTGTTCGTTCCTGGTCAGTTGTGGCGGGCGGTTCGAGCTGCTCCCGACGCTGGCGCCGACCCGTTCGACCCGGCATCGAGCGTCCCGGTGATGGACGCCACGAGCTGGGATTGGGAATCCGCCCAGTTGTTGCCATTTGAGATGGTGCCGGTGGTGGGTTTTCCGAACCGGCCGAAGCTGAACCGGCAGGTCACCCGAGGCGAGTTCGAAGCGCATCTGCCGCTGCTCGACCGGATCAACTACACGGTTTTGCAGCGGGTCGAGATCGCCACGCTGCAGGCGTTTCGGCAGCGGGCGTTGCGTGGTGGGCCGACTCACGACGAGCACGGCAACGAGATCGATTACGACGACATTTTCGAGTCTGACCCGGGTGCGATTTGGCATATCCCGGAGACCGCTGAGTTGTGGGAGTCTGGGCAGGTTGATCTCGGTCCGGTGCGGCAGGCGATCCGAGATGATGTCCAAGATCTCGCCGCTGTCACCCGCACCCCGTTGTATTACCTGATTCCGGATTCGTCGTCCGGGTCGGCGGAGGGTGCGGCGCTGGCACGTGAGGGTCTGGTGTTCAAGGCCCGATCCCGGATCGCTGAGGCGTCCGAGGCGTGGCGGCAGGTCATGTCCCTCGCGTTCTTGATGGCGGGCGACGAGGAGCGTGCGAATCGGGCAGCGCTCGAGGTCATTTGGGCTAAGCCGGAGCGTTGGTCGCTCTCGGAGCGGGCCGATGCCGCCGCTAAGGCCATGGCCGGTGGCCTGTCTCGCCGGGAGGCGCTTCGCACCGTTTGGCAGTTCACCCCCACGCAGATTGAACAGGTCGAAGCTGATCTCGCCGCCGAGGCGCTCATGGCTCAGGGCGCTGAGGCGATGGCGACCCTGGTAACTGGAAGTGGAACAGGCACACCGGGCGAACAACCGGTTGGCTGACACCACCGCCAACCAGGTCGGCGTCGCCTGGGCCCAGGTCGAACAAGGTGACCTCGACGTCGGCGGGTTCCGCGTGGTCGCTCCGGTGATCGTCGCCCGGGCCAACACCCGTGGGGTCGCTCTCGCTGACCTCATCATCGCATCTGAAGCCACCCGGCAGCTCCGCCGGCCTGTCCCGCCGCTTGGTCTCCGCCCAACCCGCGCTCAGGTCGATCAGGAGCGGATGCGGGCTGAGATCGACCGGATTCTCGACCTTCACCCCGACGATTCCCCTGCGAGTGGGCTCACCGAGTGGGCCCGCTCGGAGCCGCTTGTCACTGTCGCCACCGCGATGCAACTCGCGCTTCGTCTTCGTGGCGCATGGTGGGTTCGCAGTCTCACCGGCACTTCCTGTCCGCTCTGCACCCGCTGGGCCGACGGTCGTGCCAGGCCACCGACCGTGCGGATGGGCCGTCATCGGGGCTGCGACTGTCTTCAGCAACCGATCTTTAACCGTTGACCCTGCGCGACGCCGGGTCATCTCACCCAACAGGAGAGGGCGCGATGCCCGACACCACCGAACCCATGAGCGAAACCAACCCGACCCCGGACGGTGGCGCGACGCCGCCGGCCCCCGAGACATCACCCGAGACGGACAGCACCGCTGGTCTGGGTGACGCCGGGAAACGAGCCCTCGAAGCCGAGCGTAAGGCGAAGCGTGAGGCAGAACGCCAGCTCAAGCAGCTCCATACCGAGCTGGAACAGCTTCGGAAGGAGCGGATGAGCGAGCAGGAGCGAGCGATCGCTGACGCTGTTGCGCAAGCGAAGGCGGAGGCCGCCGCCACCTATGGCGCGCGGCTTGCTGCCGCTGAGTTTCGGGCCGCTGCCGCCGGTCGGCTCAGCGATGAACAGCTCGACACGCTTCTCTCCGCTCTCGATCTGAAGGCGTTTCTGAACGATGACGGCGATGTCGACACCGACCGGGTCCGGGACTACGTCGCCAAGCTCGCTCCCGCGCCCGATCCGCAGCCGTCAGCGCCGGGAGATCTGCTCGCAGGGCTTGACCTCGGCCAGGGGACCCGCGGCAACACCCCGGGGCTCGGGACCACCGAGTTCGAGCAGGCGCTCCGCCGCCAGCTCGGCATCCCCTAACCGCCGCCCCCCAGAGGGGCGCACCCTAAACAGCGAGCCCATCGGGGCTCTTAAGCGTCCCCTAGGAGGACAGACATGGCCATTAGCGCACCTACCACTACTTCGGATCTGTCGGGTTTTATTGACCCGCAGACCGCCGGTTATATTTTCGAGCGGGCTGCCCGGTCGAGCGTCGTGATGCAGCTGGCTCAGCGGGTCCCGCTCGGTCCCGCTGGCACCCGCATCCCGGTCGTGACCGGCCGTCCCGCCGCCGGCTGGGTCGGTGAGGCCGGCCAGAAGCCCGCCAGCGAGGGGTCGATCGAGCCGAAGACCATCGAGCCCAAGAAGATCGCCGCGATCTTCGTTGTCTCGCAGGAGGTCGCCCGGCTCAACCCCGCCCAGTTCGTGCAGGTCATGCGCGACAGCTTCGCCGAGACGTTCGCCGTGGCGTTCGACAGGGCGGCGCTGCACGACGAGGGCCCCACCGGTGCCGCTGGCGGTGGCCCGTTCAGCACCTACATCGGCCAGACGAGCAAGACGGTTGAGATCGGGAGCACCAGCCAGCAGAACGGCGGCGTGTTCGTCGACCTGACCCAGGCCATGACCGCCGTGGTCAGCGACGTCGACCAGTCCGGGCGCCGCTATCAGTTCAACGGCTGGGCGCTCGACTCGGTCCTTGAGCCGGTCCTGTGGGGCTCCGTGGACGCCAACGGCCGGCCCATCTGGACCGACCTGCCGACCGACAGCAACGCCCCCGCGCTGCTCACCCGCGGCCGGCTGCTCGGCCGCCCCAGCTACCTCGGTGAGGGTGTCGCCTCCGGCAACCTGACCGACGTCGTCGGCTTCGGGGGCGACTGGACTCAGGCCGCGTGGGGGGCGGTCGGCGGCATCCGCTATCGCCTGACGACCGAGGCTGCGGTCACCATCGGCGGGGCCCTGACCTCCCTGTTCGAGCACAACCTCGTCGCTGTGCTCGCCGAGGCCGAGTTCGGGTTCCTGGTCAACGACCCGAACGCGTTCGTGCGGCTGACCAACAGCGACAACTCGCCGGTCACGTCGTCCTGACCGCACGGCGACGGCGGAGCCACCCGTGAGGATCGCAGCGTTTTGCACCTGGTACCCGCCCCGCATTAGGGTCGGGTCCTATCTGACGACTCACGAGTGGTTTCGCCATCTCGCCGCCCGCGGCCACACCGTCACTGTTACCACCGGGTGGTCGCACCACCGCTACCAGCTCGACGGGGTCGCTGTTCTCGGTTGGGAATCCCCCGGCGACCCCGTCGACCTGGTCATCTGCCATGCCGGGGACTCTAGGGCTGCCCGCCACTTCTCGGCTCAGGTCGGGTCTCCGCTCGTGGTCGTCGCCCACGGGGCCGTTGAGCCACATCATCTCGCCGGTGCGGACCTCGTCGTGTTCGTCTCCGATGCGCAACGGGGCGAAACCGGCTGGGACGGCCCATCGGTCGTCATCCCACCGCCGGTCGACCCCGCGCAGCACCGCACCCGCCGCACCGGCGACGACCTCATCACCATCGTCAATCTCAACACCAGCAAGGGTGTCGATCTCTTCTGGGCTCTCGCCGCCGCTGAACCCCACCGCCGCTTCCTCGCCGTCGCCGGCGGATGGGGGAGGCAGATGATCCGCACCCTCCCCAACGTCGAAGTCATCCGCCGGCCGGTTACTGACATGCGGACCGTGTGGGCCCGCACCCGCATCCTGCTCATGCCGAGCGTTGCTGAGACTTGGGGTCGCGTAGCGCTCGAGGCTGCCGCTTCCGGCATCCCCACGATCGCCCATCCCGCATCGGGTCTCGTCGAGGCGCTCGGGGTCGGCAACGGCGTTTGGGCTGGTTGGCACGACCTCGCTGCCTGGCGGCGAGCACTCGCCGAGCTCGACCACCCCGTGGTGTACGCCGCCGCGTCCCGGGCCGCCCGGGCCCGGGCCGACCAGCTCAACCCCGCCGAAAGCCTCAACCGGTTCGCCACCGTCGTCGAGGCTCTCGCCCCCACCGTCGCCGCCTAGGAGGTGCCATGCGAGTCATCATCCGCTGCGCAGGCGACGCCGACCGCTGGGACAACTATCGGGGTGTCCCCAAGCATCTCGTGACATTGTGCGGCGAACGGCTCCTCGAGCGGGCCGTCCGGCTCACCCACACGTTCGCCCCCAGCGCCGACGTGAAGGTCGTTGTGCGGGACATGTCCGACCGGCGCTACCTCGTCCCCGGGGCGACCCGCACCCGTGACAAGCCGAACCCGGGCAACGGGGACGTCGACAAGATCGCCTCATGCCGACACCTGTGGGACCGCAAGGACCGCACCGTCATCCTGTTCGGGGATGTCTGGTGGGGGGAGTCCGCGCTCCGGTCTGTGCTCACCGACCCGATCGATGGATGGGCCGCGTGGGGGCGCATCACCGCTGATGGCGGTGGCGAGTTGTTCGCTTTCGCGTTCGACCCCGGCCATCACAAGGCGGTCGCTGACGCGTGCGAGCAGGTCGCTGAAGCGCACCGGTCCGGGCGGCTCGAGGGGCGAGGCCACGGCGGGGACCCAGTCCCCGGCGGGTGGGCTCTCTACCGGGTGTTGTGCGGCCGGCAGGTCGACGAGGGCGGAGACCACGGCCATCTGGTGCATGTCACCGACTGGACCGACGACATGGACACCCCCGATGACTGGGACCGTTGGTGCTGGCGGTGGGCCACCACCGATCCGGCTGAGCGGCCCCCGATGTGGGAGGGCTGACGTTGGCGTTCGCCACCCCCGCAGATCTTGAAGCCAGGCTCGGACGCAGCCTCACTGCTGATGAGGCCGCCCGGGCCGCTGCGGTGCTCGACGACGTTTCCGCCGCTATCCAGTCCTACACCGGCCAGAAGT